TACTAAAAACTTCTATCAATAAGAATATAATCGAGATAGATACAAATTTAATCCTGGAGCGTTTTGAAATGACATACGATTCGTTTGTAGATTTTTGTATTCTATCTGGTTGTGACTACACAGACCCCATTCCTCAAATAGGTCCAATTACATCGTTTAATTTAATCAGAAAACATAAATCTATAGAAGAAATTTTGAAATTTCTAAATAAAGATGCACCAAATTTTAATTACACGATTTCTAGAAAAATTTTCAAGGAATTTGATTACGAGGTTCCAGATAAATTTGAAAAAGTAGACACCGATAAAAAAATCCTATTGTCTTTTTTAGAAAAACACGATTTCAAAGAAAATGTAGTTTCAAAATTTATTAAAATTTTAATTTAATTTAATTTATTTTTTTTTCTAAACTATATATTAAATATAAAAGATGTCGGATATTCTATCTATGTTCTTCGGCCGTAAGCGCCGTGCCCGCAAAAGCAGAAAGTCGCCCGGTCGCCGCCCAAGAAGAGGCCGCTCTGTTAAGTCGCTACCAAAGTCGAAGGCGTACGTCACCGTCCGTGGCCGTCGCCGCAAGCTTTACCGCGGCAAGAACGGCGGTCTCTACTACCGCACCAAGTCTGGCCGCAGCTACATCGCCGCGAAGGTTCTCAAGCGTAAGGGTCACATGCTCTCGCCAAAGAAGCGTCGTGTTCGCCGCGCCGTAAAGAAGCTTCGCAAGCGCCGTCGCCGCAAGCTCAAGATGACCAAGAAGGCCATCGCTGCTCGTCGTGCCTACCGCAAGCGCAACCGTCGCACCCGTCGCCGTTCCCGCTTCGGTGACTACTAGATAGGTTTGATGGTTGGTAAATTTTGAGTGGAAATGTAGGGATTAAGTATGATTAAAATAATAAAAAAATTCAATTGAAATTATTTATTATTTTAGTTAAAATAAATTGTAATTTAATTTAATCGAAGTGTAAATCTACTAATTGCAAGTTTTCGTTCTTGATCGCTAGTATTTTCTCAATCGATCTAACAGTACTTGGAATAGTTTTAAAATCATTTACAGCTATTATTTCAATTCTATCAGATACGTTTAGGTCTATGATACAATTGTTTGTATAATTTTCTAGATTTTTAATACATTCTATGTATTTCTTTCCTTCTGGATCTGAATTGTGTATCTTCGCAAATACAGTCTCGTTTTTAAAAATCGTGGTATACAATAGAATGTCTTCGTTTTCTTCTTTTACTAAAAGACTAAAAGTGATTAAGTTAGACGGTTTCCACTTAAAACAAGAGTAATTTATACCTGTTATAATCGGTAAATCGTTTGGTACCATAAAAATCTCATCTGTATCTTGAAATGTTTCTTTGTAATTATCTATAGAATGTGAATAATCTGTAATGGTTAATGTAATACCGTCATATAGAGTATTGTGTTTAAATGTTTCGGCTTCTTGTAGTCTATCAAGATATGTATCTCTATTTATCTTTTTACCACATATAGAAAATGTGTCATAGATACATATTTCATCTGGTGTGTAAGAAATGTCAAAAATAGAACCATAATAGTACTCGTCTGAAGCTTGTATATCAATTCTGTAAATTGTAAAATCTTTAAGAATTATAACGGAGTTGTTATTGCCGTGTTTGTCCTGAAATAAAAACAAAATAGCTCTTTTGGTGTCCTGTGTGTTTTTTTTATAAAATACGTAATTAAAATTTCTAAGTTTAAAAAGATATCTTTTTTCAATGTTCACTGAATTTTGGAGTGGAAAATACATATCTCCCTTCCCTGTCCAGTTATTATTAAGTAGAAAGACTATTTGTTTCTTAAAGTGTTCATCTGTGATTTCGGGTTGCATTATTAATATTAATTATATTAGTATCTTTAAATAAATTTAAAGCTTTTATTATATACAAACGTATAATGTCGTTTACATCAAAAGAAGAAACTCTTATTAATTTCTTACTAAATTACTATAAAACAAGAATTTCACTTTTTAGAGATATAATTTATCAAAACACTCCTCTTAGTCTTAGACTTTTAGATTGGTTAGTTACAAATTACTCAAAAAAATACAATATAATATACCCATTGAATAATTCAAACGAAACTATTTATTTTAATATATATCTTGACTATAAAAATCAACTGAAAGCTTATTCAAAGAAATTTTTTGATCCTTTTTGCAGACAGAAACGTCTTATAATTAATATCAATACGTTTATATGGAGAGAATATAAATGCGATGACATCACCGATAACGAAATAGTAACAACAGTTGGACAACTTAATTTTTTTAGGTGGTTCATAGATAACAAGATTCTTGATTATGCTCTGAGTAATATAAGATTTATAGATGCGGACATGATAAACACCATGTCTAGTAAGAAGAAAGGTAAACGCACGGTACTCTCTCCTAGTGCAGTAAAGGGAATATACACTAATAGATGCGCTATTACAATTAAATTTAAAGCCTAGTAATTTAGAGAAATAAATTATACAAGTGTATAATGTAAATGGAGAATCCGTTACATATTTGGCTAGCTTCTACGGGAAAAAGAGTTGCAGATTCTAGTAAACAAGATGTTACACATTTTATGTTCGACGGAGGAAAGTATGACATTTCAACAGATCACGACGAATTTCAGGTAATGTATAGTAAGTACATAAAATTTAAAAATTGTATAGTTGAGAGGAAAACTAAATTTTTTAAATTTTTTATAGACTTTGATGTATTATCTGAAGAAATCATAAACATAGATGATTACATGGTTATTATACAGAACACTCTTAATAATTTATACAAACAAGACAATTTAGTGTGTATTATAACAGGGGCAGACAAAATTAAAGAGATTTATAAGAACGGAATTTTATATCTTAAACAGGGATTTCACTTACACTGGCCTGATATAATAGTAGACAAACATACGTCGTTGTCTATTCGTAGAAATTTAATTGTTAATTTAACAACTGTATTTGGAAAAGACGAAAAGTACTATGATTCCTGGGAAAAGATAATAGATCGTTGTGTTTATGAAAATAACGGACTGCGTTTAGTTGGTTCCGATAAATGCACAATTTCAGATGGTATTAAAGTTTATGAAGACCGAATATACGTTCTCAAGGATGTATACACCGGAACCAAAAGAGATGAATCTTTATTTGATTTTTATAATTTAGATACATTTCAGTTGGTGAAGAACACCAGTATTAGAACAGATTCTCAAAGTATTACCGAAATAAATATTCTCTCGGAATACGTAGAAACAGATGAAAACACGGAAACTAGTTGCGGAAATTTAATAACACTCTCTAAAAATTCTACAGAATACAAAGCTATCGAAAAATTTTTTAAATTTCATGCCACTGGATATAGAGCAGAAGACATTCGTAATATTAGTAAATCTAAGGACAAAGATTTATATCTTATAAGTTCAAAGTCTAAATATTGCCAGAATAAGCAAGATTTTCATACAAATAATCACATATACTTTAAACTAACTCCAAATGGCCTTTGTCAGAAATGTATGTCTGAAAGTCACGGAATACACGGATGGTGCAGAGATTTTGAAAGTAGTTATGAACCGGTTACACAATCGCTAAAAAGTATATTGAATTGGAAAAAACCAAATAGTAAAGAAATTAAAAAACCAGAAAATTTTAGTATACCTAATTTGTTAGTAAATCTAGAAAATAGAATAACAGGCAAAGGTGCGTTTATGGGACCGGGAAAAAAGTAGTTAACAATACTACAGACAAACCAATAAGAACTGCGATTAATAATTTACCACTTAAGGTTGTTACGCCTGTTTCGGCGAGATACGGGAAAGAATTTCCCATTAGCTCGATAAATTGAGAGGAATTAGTGATAAGATAAGATATAATTATAATCAAAAAAAGCCGAATATTCTTTTGATCTGTTATTTTTTCAAGGAGTGTAACGTTTACATTTACATTTACATTTTCATTTTCATTTGCAAATACACTTCCAATCTCATTTGCATCTGAATCTGCTATTGTTGCGGCACTTGTGTCTGTTTCTACGCTATATTCACCCCTTGATAAGATACTTTTTGTTCCTGTCGACCGCGCTGCATCTCTTTCGGGAGGTTTTTCAATAAGATCCCTAACTGAACACTCAAATTGTGACATTTATTTAATAAAAGTATTTAAATGTTACTTTTTAAACGAAACAATTATTAGTTTTTAAAATAAAAATAAAATGTATTTATAAAAGTAAATAAAATGGGCATAGACAACGTTGCTATTAAAACTTTTAACTCAACCGGTTCGCAATCTGTATGCAGAGCAAGTGAAGCAGACGAAACTAAACTCATAGAATCTCAGTTCCTTACTAAATGTACAACTAAATATATTAATGGTTCTGGTATCAGTTTTATACCGGGTAAACTATCATTACTACCTATTGCCGGTGCTACGTCTAACGAAACATTTACTCTTCCAAGTGATGTTGATGCAATAAGTGAGATAATTTTCCATTGTGAAATAAAGTTAGCAATAGCTGACACAGAATCTGTGAAAGTTTCAAGCAGTCTTGTTTTAGACATGATCAATAAAATTGAAATGAAAATTGGAAATTTAGTTTTCCAAACTATACGCCCATGTGACATTTATGCTAGAAATATAACCGAACATGGAGCTGCTCTTAAACTTTTAATGAGTCAATCTGATGCAGTAGTCACGCACGGTACAGCTTCTAATCCAATTCTAACAATAACAGAGGGTGGTTCAAATGTCACGGATAATGTAACCCTTGATTTCTCAATGTCTATACCATTCACGGGAAGAGATTCTAATACAGAGAGAAGTTTTCTTCAAGCCGGAGCGTCTACTAATAGTCTTAGCATGAAAGTTTATTACAATCAATTCACTGCGGCATCTGGTTTCAGCACCACACCGGCGTCGTGCATATCTGGGTTTTTTAAACCCGCAGGCGCCGATAACACCGCATCCGCGGCCATTGTAACAGGTGTATCAACTGGTATATGTGTTTTATCTCATCAAATTACAAACACTGAAAAGAATTTTATTCAGAAAAATATAATAAACAGGGTTGTAAACACATCTCAATCCGTGGAACATTATTTTAGTGGTACGGATTTAACTACGGGTCCTTCTACTTTAACAATTGATTTGTCTAATATTAATATTAATGTTTCGCATATTATACTTTCACTTGCCACTACTGTATATGGAACAACTCAGGCTGACGTTTTAGTCGGCGAGGGCGCTACTCAGGGTACGTCTTGGACACCTAGAGAACCATTTAGACCTGCACGGATGGCCGCAACTGATCTTGGAGTTCAAAGTGGTTGGTTAAAATCAGCAGAAGTTCTATTAGGAAACGATAGAACTGGTAATGTACCTGCATCATGCTTGTCCACGAATAGAATTCAACAATTCAATTTAAAGAGTGCAGACAATAAAAATTTGTTTATTATTAAATTAGCCGATTGCGCTTTTAGTACAGCAGGCATACCATTTGCTCGTCTTAATAACAAGAAATTAATACTTAAATTCGCGGATGGGTTTATTAATGCAGGGAATGCGGCGATTGATACGGCAACTTGTGTACATGTAACTTGCTGTGGTACCCAAATTCAGACTACCGTAGGTGGAGCTATCTCGTTCTCTGCTTAAATTCAATTACAACGAATTTCATTTAATTAAAATTAAATAATTTTAACTACGTATTAAATTTAAAATTATTTTCTTTTATAAATTATAAATACAATGTCTGGAGCTGTAGCTGCTCATGCTGCTTATAACGGGTCTGGTACCCAGGGCCTTGCCGTAAGTGATAAAAACCTGGCTGGATCTGACATAATGTCTGTCTTCTGGAACAAGAATAATGTCGTCAAACAGCTAATTCACGGGTCTTCCATAATGGAAATTCCACCCACTGGAAACGGTGGCAGTCTATCAAGCGGTGGTAATCAAATTTTCACCGTCAATGACGATATTGACGCCATTGGTGATCTATACCTTCAAATTACTACATCTGGAATTTCTGGTTCTAAGAATCTTAAGGCTTTTGATCTAGTTAATTGCATTAAGCGTATCGAATTCAAGGTAGGTAACCAAATTTGGCAGACTCTCGAGGGTGACGACATAAACGCATTAAATCTCACTGAAATGTCTGAGGAAGCTTTCGAGTCTTACACTCTACACATGTCCGGCGGAATTGCTGCCACTGGAACTAGAAACGCTGTCGTCCCTACCGCAAATAATACTCTTGTTACAACTTCAGCAAATGTATCAGGTGTTCTACGTATTCCTTGCTTAACAAGAACATTAGGACCAAAGTTTGCCAAGTTTACTGATGTTTCGGAGGGTGCTTACATGTTAGCCGGAGCTTCTGCTCAGAAAGTTCAAATTAAGGTAACTATGAAATCATCGCTATCGGGCGGTACTCTTGTGCAGCAATCCGGTATTTCGTTCTCTTTAAAACTCTTTGGTCAGTGCATGGTAATGTGTAACGCAGAGCGCCTCTATGTCAGAGGTCGTTCCGCATCTTCACCACCGGCGGGTCTAGCAAAACGTATTAAGATGACGCAAAACTCTACTACCAGTTTAGCCTCTTTTGACGGCGAATCGACTGTAAACATCGATTTAGACCAGTTTTCACTTTACGGTTCCCATCTAGTGATACAGGTGATAGCCACTGACACTGCCAAGCGAGCTTCGATTAAAACCGCTGAACTTAAATTAAACTCCACCTCGTTCTCTGGTGAATTAGATGGCGCCTTGTTGACCGGCGCTGCCGCCGATTCCTTAGGTTTGTACGCGAACGGTTCGCGTGGCGAAACCGGTGTTAACAGATCTGCTAATTGTTACATTTTCCCACTTGCGTCTCGCGCGTACGGTGGTTCGTCTGTTCCATTAAATCGTTTTGACAATATTAGACTAACTTTAGGACTTATAACGAGCGGCGCCACCGCCGTAACTGTTAATGTTACATGTGTAGGTCAGACAACTGCGCTCTACCTCAACAACGCCGCTTCTCTTGCGATGTATTAAATAACTTCAACTAATTTCATTTAATTAAAATTAAATAATTTTAACTACGTATTAAATTTAAAATTATTTTCTTTTATAAATTATAAATACAATGTCTGGAACTGTAGCTGCTCATGCTGCGTATAACGGGTCTGGTACCCAAGGTCTTGCTGTAACGAATGAGATGAATCAGGTGGCTGCGACTGTGATGCCGCGTCCACCGCCTCCTCATTCCGTATTCTGGAATAATAACGACAAACTCAAACAATTAGTTTACGGTTCAGCTTTTATTGATGTACCAAGTAGTGGCGGATCTGGCACATCTTTGCTAAGTTCCCCTAATCACCAAATTTTTGACGTTAGTAACGACCTCGATTGCCTAGGTGATATGGTTTTAAAGGTTACAATTACTAATGGAAAATCCGGATCGGCCACTGCTGTTCCCCATGGTCAGGAAATTGCCCAGGTTATTTCACGTGTAGAAATTAGAGTAGGTAACCAAACTTGGCAGACAATCGAAGGCGCTGATCTTCAGGCATTAGCGGCAACCGAACTATCAAGAGGTTCTTTTGATGATTATTCGTTTCAGACATCAGGTGGTGTTACTTCCACCGGATTGTTTTCCTCAGACGAGCCTGGAACTATAGCTACCGCTAATGGCGCTTCTGCCACTGCCTTTTTCCCTCTTAAAGTATTTACTAAAACTCTTGCGCCACGTCTAGAAACTTTTTCAGAACAATCAGAATCTGGATATTTAATGGCGGTTGCTCCTCGTCAGTCTGTTACTGTTAAGGTTTTTACTGCTGCGAACTCTGTTGAAGCCTTTGATGGCACGTCATCTGTTGATTTATCTTTGTACGCACAGAATATGGTAATGTGTCAAGCGGAGCGCGATATGCTGAAGAACCAGCCAAATGGTATTGCAAAACGCATTAAGATGACCCAAAGCCAAAGCAAGAATTCTACTGCAGACCCAACGAGCCTCGAACTAGATCTAGATCACTTCTCTCTCTATGCCTCTCATCTTATTATAAGCATAGAGAGAGAAGTGATCTAGATC